CAACCTCTGTCTTAAATATCTCTAACTTCTTTACGCTACTACAACTAGTAAGGGACGTAACTAGGATTAGCGATACTAGGACACTCAGGATTGATTTCAGATTTCTTCGTAGCATTAGTTTCCTTCTCGGTCAACTCAGCACCACTAGCTATTTCAATACATCTAGCAGCGTTTTTTGAACCATTATTTGTTATACGTTCAATAGCTTTTGTTTTCTCTATAGCCAGTTTACCAAAGTCTCTATTTTTTTTATTAAACCTTTTATCTAAATCATCAAGGTCTTTTTTAAGAGCTGACACTAATTCATTCATCTTTTGATTAGCAGCCAATATCTCTTTAAAATCTTCTTTTTGTTTTGTGATTACTTGTTGTTGTTCAGCTACTGCTGACTCTAATTTGATAGCGTTTGCTTTTAGTATAGCATTATCTGATCTTAACTTCATCACGTAAACGCCAGCGCCAATAACGGCGCTAGCGAGTATTCCAATAAAAAATAATCTAATTCCTAACATATTATTTCTTCCAAAATACGGCTTTGTCTTTGATCCAATCCCACTTGTCGTTTGCGATCCAACCAATTGCTATGCCTATAATTATTCCTAATGTAAAAAACATATTAGTTCTCCTTCTTTTCTTTTTTTCTATGGCCGTTCCAAGCTACCCAACCACCTAGTCTCAATGACCAGTATGATAAGTAATTCATAAAGTAAAAGCCGTTAATTTCTATATTAATATCTCTAAAGATTTGATCTGCTCTTTTTTGATCTACTAATAATAGTGAGCCTTTTTTATCTGTTCTTTTTAAGCAGGCATACTTGTACATATAATCGTGTACTAAACCACCTACTAATAATACACCAACCGGTGAAAAAAATGTTCTTAAAAATTTAGGTATACTAGCACCATCAAATTGAAAACCGGCAGGTATAATATATTCGTTACCGTTCATTCTATATTTCCAATCTTGTGTTACTACCCAATTTCTAGTTGAAAGTAGCCACATTACAATGCCTTTCCAAAAACCTTTTCCTTTTGTAGGTATCTTTACAGGTTGTAAGTGTGGTAGTTCTCTATAAGCAAAAGTAATATTTGCTTTTCTTTTATCTAATAGGTTTATAATAAAACCTACAATCACTAATGCGATTAATAGTGACCATTGCCAAAATTTCATTGCTAAACTAATTAATAGTTCCATTTTTAGTCCTTACTTTTCTTATTTGTATCAATATAACTTTGATATATTTTATGAGCTTGACCTAAATCTTTTTTCTTTTTTGGATCTTTAGCTCTTTGGCTAGCCACTTTTGCTCTTTGACTCATTGCTATAGCAGCCTGAATTTTATGAGCGTGTGTTCTACCAGAGTTTTTAATTTTATTTACAGATTGCCTAGCCTTAGCGCCATCTGTAAATCCTAGACCGTGTATTGTGCCTTTAGGATCCTCGTCTGTATATAAGTCACTATGTTTATCAGACTTATCTTTTTGACCAGGTTTTTTTGGTATTCTTTTAGTGTCTTCTTTAATTTTTTCTTTATCTTTTTTATTTTTATCTTGTATTTTTTTAGCAGCTGTTAAGAAAGGTCTCATTGTGCCAGGCGCTTGACCAGAATAGTTAGCAACTAAACCCACACCTCGACTATCTCTATTACCTTGACCTTTTGGTGGTCTATCTCCTAATGAGGCAATAGGTCTAAATGAATCTAGGTTACCTAATCTAAAACCACCTAGACCTGTCATATACTCTTTAAATGTCTTAACCATTATACTTGTCTCTAAAAGTTTTATATTCTTTTTTTTCAACCAATTTAACTTCACTTTTCCCATAGTTCATTTCATCAATCTTATTATCAACTTTATCTAAGCCGTCTAATACTTGTTTAAAGATAACATTATTATTATCTTCATTGTTTTGTACCATCTTCTTAATCTTATTTTTAATTTTTTCTTGTTCATCGCCTTGTTTTTTTTTTCTTTTTACCATATGTGGCGATTGAGAAACGGCAGCGTTAGGAGCTAAATCAACTCCACCACCTGCTACTGAATTAGCTGGAGCGTCTTCTTCCATCTTATTAATAATTTCATCCATCATTTCTTTATAATGTTTTGGCATATTCTTTCTCCGATATTAGTTCATTATCTATTTCATAAATGTCAATCCCGAAACAATTACAAAATGCTTTTTGTTCAGGTTCAATAGTCATAACATCACCTTCTTCATTTAATAAATTTTCATATTGCTTTGTTTCTTTTAGGTAAGTAACAATAGCACTTTCAATTATTAATTTATGTTTTTCGTATTCTTTGTTTTCTCTAATTAATAAAGCTAAAGCAACAGCAAAAGAACCTAACTTACTACCTAGACCTACTCTTTTTAATATTCTTTTTAAATTGAATACAAATCTGTGTAAAACGGTATAAGATTTTCTTTCTCTTTCCGTTTTTAAAGTTTTTGCTTTTTTTAATACTTTACCGTCTTTATCAATAATACCATATTTAAAAGCTTCTTGCCTATCAAATGGTGTCACCAATAGTTTGATGATACGATAACTTATTAAAGCGTCAATTGCTCTACTAGCCATTTAATTCCTTTTTCAATAGTTCATCTATTTGTTTATCTACTTTTATATTATCCAACTCGTGTGGATATAGATAATCCAAATAAACAAGTATAGATTTTAAAGAAGGCCAGTATATTTTATCTAATTTAAATAGTAACAATACACAAGCTGCTTCTACACCAAAAACATTTGCTAAGACTATGATATGATTTAATGCTAGTCTTATCTTAATATTTTTGGTTATCTTATACTTACGAAATAACCTTTTAAGATACTTAAATCTTTTAATGTCATCATAAAATTCCTGCTCTTTTAATAAAGTAGGATTATCATAATTGTGCTGAGCAAATAAAAGCCAATTATCTTTGGTTATCTCTTTGAACATTACTACACTAATTTAGCGTAGACCTTAGATGTTCCTGTTTGTAAAAGCTCGTGGCTAATTTCAAGTTTTAAACCACCTTCTTTTTTATGAGATATACCATCATCATTTAAATCAGTACCATCGGTATCTTTACCAAATCTACCACCAAATTGTTTCACTTCAACGGTTTGTTTTCCTTTATCGCCTTCGAGTTTTACGTCAAAAGATAGGCCAATTCTTCCTAATTTTTCTCTTAACTCATCAGCAGCTTTTTGTGGTGCCAAATATTCTCTTTCAGCAATAGAACCAACAAAAGCATTGACTTGTTTTAGAACATCAGGATTGTCTATATTGTGAGCACCTATGTTGCTGTCTTCAATACTATTTTGTACTGCTACACCAACACCTTGAGCGTCACCCATATAACCTGTGTATGAGCCTTCTTTTATATGTTGTTTAAAAGTTTTCATTCTTGTTTCCCTTATTTGTATTTGTCTGATTTTTTCTTCGTACCATCAGCACGAGGTATCAGACCTTTTGCTTTAAGATGTGCCTTATCAGTAAAACCTGCCTTACCTGCTTTATGCCTTTTCATAGCGTCAGCAGTATTAGGCGGAGTTTCACCCATTAAGTCTTCCTCAAAGTCTTTCAAATTTTCATCTTCTATAAAAGATTTAAATTTTTTCATTAACTTGTCGCTAAATTTAGCGCCTTTTCTTTTTCAGGTGGCATTTCTTTGTCACCGTCTTTTAGTTTAGCTATTAATCTATCGGTTTGTTGTATAGCACCATAAAGAGCATTTAAATTACTTTTCATAGTACCCAAATCTTTTTCAACTTGTTTTATTCTATCAGACATAGTATTAAAATCACCTTCTAATACTTTTCTTTCTTCAATTAATGTTTTTTCATCAATGTTTGCCATAATATACTCCTAATTACGCTATAGCGCCACCGTTATTTGCTAGCACATAATACTTTGAGCTCTTGTAAATGAAAGTTACACTTTCACCTGGAGCGTTAAGAGTTACCGTTGTGCCTTGAGCAAAGTTTGCTGGTGTTATTGTGACATTATTTGTACCTGAAGTAGATACATTTAATACCGTTTTAATTTGACCATCTGTTGAGCTAGCAGCTAATGTACAAGGAGCAGCCGCTGAAGTTGCGTCTACCTCTGTAATTGCTGTAGTCAAGTTAATTGCTGATGAAGTTGAACCGTCACCAGTAATTGATTGTGATGTTTGTTTAAGTGCTAGCCAAGATGGTATATTATTAAATACATCTTCAGCTGCTATTTTTTTGTTTATCGGTGTGCCTGTCGGATCATCCACAACGTGGAAAAGATCAGCGGCTGCCAATGCGTCACCAAGATTGGTTAACGCCGTTACTTTTTTGTCTGCCATTTTGTTCTCCTGTTAACCCTTTCGGGAATGCTACTCTAGGTATTTGCCTAGATCAAGTTATTCATATAGTATATAGGCGACCAAAATAGCCGCCTATATTTAATTAATTATTAACTTCCAGTATTGCTTGTCATACAAACAAGTGTTTCACCAGAAATTCTTCCTGCTCTACCACCAGAACCAGTTGTTTTTAAAACCCAACCTTGGTGACAGCCAGAAAATCTTTCGCCAGCAGCTACGTTAAATAAACCTATTGTAACACCTGATATAAGGTTGTTAGCAGTAGCGTTATTAAATAGCTTGCCAGAAGCAGCCGCTCCCATATTACCTGAGATTGGTGCTTTTTTTACTCTTGCTAACGCCCATAAAGGTGCGCTACCAAAAGCGTCTGATTTTGCCCAACTTGACATATTATTCTCTCCCTTGTTAAATTGTTAAGGTACTCAATTTGTTGATATATTGGAATATTTATAATGGAGAGTATTAGAAACCTAGTTTTTTCAACTCGGTTATGGTTTTAGACGCCGTGGTATGTACAATTCCTATACCACCTCTAGCTCTAAATTGTTTTACATTTTCTGGATAATCATCAATTAATAAGGCAGGACTTCTATATCCAGTTTGAGCATAGTTTTGTTTCTCACTTCTCATAACTAGATTAATTCTATTGCCACTTAAACCTAAATTTTTTGAGGCCCACTTTAATTTACCTGATTTACAATTAGGGTCTCTGTTTGTATATGCTGATAATAGGTCTGGTTTGTAAGGTTTTATGAAATTCCAAAGTGTTTTACCATCACTCATCCAAGGTAGGTCTTCCCAAAATCTTTTATCATTTCTGATAGGATCCCACTTAGCGTCTTTTGTTAAATTCATCCATTGTTTAATAGGTACGCCTGTGGATTTTTCAGCACCTTTTTTAAAGTCTGCTAAAACACCATCCATATCACAATAAATTTTTGGTAAATTTCTCATAGTGTTTTCTTACCCTTACTATATCATATCCTGCCAAAATGGCAAGAGAACAAATAGAGAACAGAGACTAGTTTTTATATTCTATTTCTGGTTTTGTATCAACAGGTGTTTTTTTAGAACCAACAAGTGTTGTAGATTTTTTATTCTTTTCTTTTTCAGTATCGGCCATAGTAGAAGTATCGTCTTTTTTTCTTTTCATCATTTCTTTGACGGTCTTCGTTGCCTTTTCATCTGATATATCTTTTTCTAAACTTTTAGCTTGTTTATCGTGTGCTACAACAGATTTTTTAAGTTGTTTGATAATAGGTTTGATTGTTTTTTCATCACCTTTATCCAAGTCTTCTTTTTGTTCTTTATCTTTAATTGCTTTTTGTAAAGCAGGTGGTAGTTTCTTTTGAGCATCCGTCATTTCTGATTTTGCTTTATGCATTTTATCTATCTTATTAAAGAAATCTTTTTTTTCTTTAGGCGACATAGCACCAATACCTTTACCAGCCTTATCAAGTTCTTTTTTAAACTTTGCTTGATACTCTGAATCTTCAGGTCTTAATTTAGAAACTATTTCCTCAATACTACCTGGTTTGTGTTTTAAATATTTCATTACTTACTTCCTCTTACTTGTTTAGCTAAATCTTTATCAGCACCACCCCAAGTTCCTGATGATTTAGTTACAAAACTATTTACTCTGGCGAAAGCCCATTGGTGCTGACTAGCACCAGGTCTATGGCCACCTTTCCAAGCTGCCATACCTCTATCAAAAACTTTCTTTAATATTGAATAAGGCATACCAGACTTTTCAGCTTTCTTTTTAAGACCAGCAATCTTTTCTACTCTTAATCGCATTTCTTCGTTTTTCATATTGCCCTCGTTAAATTTTTCTTTTGCTTTTTTTATTGCGTCCATAGTGCCCATACCAGTCCGTAATAATTCATTTACATATGTTTGAGCTCTTTGAGACAATTTTTTAAACATTATATCAGCTTCTTTATTTTCTTCTATGCCTAGTTTTTTCTTTACTATATTAGTCGCTGTAGCATATCTTACAGCGTCACCTTTCTCTTTACCATAACGGTCTTTGAAATCTTTTTTAGGTAACTCATCAGCCATTTTATGTACTTTTTTAATTTGTGGTTTTGATAGATCGGCCTCTAGTATAATCTCAACAGATTTAGTATCTTTCATATCACCAGTTTTATACCACTTTATAAACTTATCAGCGTCTGCTTTATTATTATATCTACCGTGTACAATTTTTTCACCATTTTTTTTAGTTATCTGAACAGCAAAGGCTTCTTTTTTCATTTGTTTATCTTTTATCAGTTTATTTGCTAAACCAATAGTTAATGGTACTTCGCCTGTGTCTGGATTAGGTTCAGGTTTTACTGCTTTGTTTTTCTCATTTTCTAGTTTTTGTTTTAACATAGAAATCTGATCTTTCAAAGAAGCTATAACTGAATCTTTATTTTCTGTTTCTTTCTTTTCTTTTTCTGGCTGTTCTTTTTCTGGTTGTTCAACTTGTTCATTTTGTTTTTTTAACTCTCTAGCTATTGTAGATACTTTAGATAAATTTCTAGCAATTTTTTCTATATCTCTTACAGCTTTACTATAATCTCCTGAGCTCTTTGTAGCAATAGCCATTGCTTTAGCAACTTTATCAGGACCAAAAGTAGCTGGGTCTATTGCTTCTTCTAATTCTTCTTTCATAGGTCTTACTTCAACATCTTTTGTACCACCAGGTAAACTTGAACCCGCATTCATTTGTTTTGCTTTTGAAACTGCCTGTGTGTAAGTCATTGGACCACCAACTCTATCACCTTTTTTTCTTTTTCCACCAGGTGCTCTTCTATCTATAAAATCTTTTAAAGCGTAAAGAGCAAACTTTTCTTGTAGTTCTTCTTTTACTGGCATACCTTTTTGTACCATACGAGATAGTGCTAAGCCAGATAAGAAAGGTATTTTTTTTCTTCTTAAAGCGTCTAAAGCTCTATCAGGTATATTATTAAATATTGCTCTTAATTTATTTGCTTGTTGTACAGATATTGTTTTGTCTTTTAAAGGAGCAAACTCTCTTGCTAGTCTATCTAACATAGCGTCTGAAAATTCTCTAAGCTCTCTGTCTTCTTTAGCAAATTTCATTGCCATATTTCTACCCATTTTATCAATGGTAAAACCTTTAGCTCTTAATTTTTGAGCCTTGTTTTGTAATTCTGGTAAACTATCTGCGTCTTCAAAACCAGCGTGTGTGCCACCTTTGCTGTATGATAATAGGAAAGGTCTAATTTTTTCTTCTAAATCTTCACCTAATATTTTTTTTACCGTACCAACTGGTAATTTTAATACTTTAGCAATTTGAGCTGCCGATTTACCCTCTTGGTCCATAGTGTAGATGTCTTTCATTCTACCTTCGTCAATTGAAGCATTTACCTCTAGTAAGGCCTCTGTCATTGTTTTTCTGTATCTGCTCATTATAGTGTACTCCAAACATCATCCCAATTTAGGATTTTTCTTTTTAAATCTTGTTTTAACATTTGTTCTAATCTCTGTCTTAATTGTATAGCGTCATTACCAATTATTCTTCCATAAGTATCGTGTATAACTTCTAACGCTTTGTAAGAGTCTGCTAATTTTTTATCTCTTAAAATCATATCAGCAATATATCTTCTCACCTCAAAGTGTTGATTGTTAGCCTGTTTAGCTCTTAAATATTGTAAGTTTGTTGGACTAGCTTTGGCCTCATTTAAACCATAGTCACCTTTTTTAAATTGTTTAAAACTTTTACTCATTAGTTATCTACCTTTGCCCCTGCTCTCCATTGATAACAAGACCAATATCGTGCTTTTGTTTTAGGTCCTGGATTATCACAATTATGTCTTGCTCTAAAGCTTTTTCTTCTAGCAGGATCGTCTCTCTTAATTGATAGACCTGTCGTATCGCCAAAAGATACTTTTTTTACTTTGTCACCGTCTTTGACATAAACATAAAATTTTTTAGAACCGCCTCTAATAGGATCATTTAATTTTACTTTTTTACCTTGAAACTCAGCCTCTTGTAAACCCTCAGCCTCGTGTTCAAAGATAACCTTATCACATACCTCATCTATATTATCATACGCTTTAAATGATCTGACCATTATAGTTTATCCAACATTCTTTGGACTACTTCGTCCAGTTTCTTTCGCCACTCCTCGGCGTATCTTTTCTTATATTTATCTATTGTTTCATCTGAAAAAGCCCATTTTTCAACATCTTCTTTTTTAACGCTGTCCTCAGGTTTTCCTCTGTCTTTAGCGTCAACTGGTTTAGCGTTTGGTTTCTCACCAGGAGTTATCTCTTTAGTGTGATTAGCGTAATCAGCACCTATCTCATATGATTCTGGTATATAACCATCTATCAATTTAGCGTCCTCTATTGACATTGATTCTGGTACACAATTAGGTACTTGCTTACCACCTTTTTTCTTAAAACCAACTTGTTTATAACCTTTCCAACAAGCCTCGTTCATTGAGTTTTCACCATACATTTGTTTAAATTTTTTAGTATGAATTGATGGTTTAGTTTTTGCTTTCTCGTCACCAGGAGCCGCCTTGTAAGGCCCTTTTGTTGTATCTTGTTTCTTAAAGTGGTCTGCTCTTTTATCTTTCACATCTTTAGATAATTGTTTGTAATACTTTTTAGGTTGTGTACCTTTCTTTTTCTTAACATCTTTATCTTGTGGTTGAGCATCCAAGTCTTCTTCTATTCTGTCCACGGCAGTAAAGCCGTAGTCCACGTTTGTATCGTATTCTCTCACTTCTACCTCTCTATCGGCGGCTACAGGTAAACAATCC